AAAACTAAAACGTTAGAGCGCACAAAAAATCCACGCGTAAACTGTTTACCTGTTTCCAAGTAGACCGTATTCCGCGCCACAACTTCAGCTAAGTCTCTCCCTATCGTGGTCTTGCTCTCACTCGACATTACAGGAGCACTCAAAACTAACTGTGACCATGGATTGGTTTCCGATGAACGGTCTGTAATGTCCTTCTCACTGCTAGGACACAAGTTGCCTTGAGGCTTGAGCACTTCGCGCCATTTAAAATAATTTCGGCACATACGATACACACAAAAACCAATTATGGACCCTGCAAAACACGCAACAGCTCTACTGCGGGCTACTTTAACATACGCAACATAAGTCGCGTTACGCCTCAGCAGCAAATCATTGCGAATATGTTCCCGCTCAAAGTACGCTAGCCACGCTCCAATAAGTAACATGGAAGACAGACAGAACAGTACTCCGAAGAAACCGAAAAAACTATAAACACCGGTTAGCACATAAATACAAGAAAATTGCCAAGCATAAAAGGTCAGTTGTGATCTGAAAATTGCTAATCGGAAAAAATTTTGTATATAACTTACAAGTGAAGTGTCAATCATCCAATAAGGACAAACGAGTGGAACAAAATCTATCAAGCGCGAATCAAATAAGATGTCACGCTCGACCAAAAGTTCGACACCCAGACGGTCCAATCTCTCTCGGTTAAGTCTGCGTGCATACAACAATAATTGACGCACGAGTGAAGATCTCCCTGCACTTTGCAACGCAATAGCAGTTACGGCACGAACAGTCGACACAGCATCCGTCACACCCAAGTGTGGTGTAAAACATTTACACGGGGCTTTCTTGCACTTTTGACAAGACCAAGTGATCATTCTGGCCAAGGCTTTCCTGTCCATATAATCAATAGGTTCATCATCGGATACAGGATTAACGAACTCATCCTCTTCCTGCTCAGCAAAAGCATCCAACACTGTTTCAACCTCAAGCGGTATGCTAGTGACTGTGCAACGTGACTTACTTGTATTTGTGCACACTGAGGCATCTTCTTCCAGAGGGGGACAATGGCAGTAGCACATACCACACTGCGTACAAATATCAACAGGCTTTCCATTTGTCATTGTGGCCACCATCTGCTTCTGAAATTCGTAATGCTCCTTCGAAGCTAGCTGAGCCCACTGCAAATACTGACGTACACTCACATTGTACATTTCTCTACCTTCGTAATGCAATAAACGCAATTCATAATGGTTCTTGTCAGCGTTATTAGCAAGCTCAGGACCAACGTAACAATAATAAATGGAAATTTTCCATATGTCGGGACACTTTTCAAAACCAAAAGCTGCAGAAACTTTTTTACTGTCCAAGCGACCACCAGTTTTATATTCATCCATGACATCAACATTTATGTGGTATAACCGGCGTAAAACTGATTCCGGTTTCTGACTATAAGTTTCAGCCAGCAAATACCTCTTATTTGTGGTCACAGTGACTAACCATGGTCGTAAGGCAACCTTTCCCTTCATCGCAACATCAGCCATAGGGGCTAAAAACAGAGCATTATTTATTGTCTGTATGAGGCGATAGACAGGAGAAGTATCAGTAAACTGCGGAGAGGTGTTACCGAAATCATCGAAAATAATAACGTTAGTGGAAGACCTAATATTAGAAGCATATTTGTCATTATCTGCCCAAATAGCAACCCTGTCCTCGCTAATGTCAAAACCGTTGTACGTTCCAATGGCCTCATATGTAAGCTTATTCAAAGAACTCTTCCCAACACCAGTATTACCATACAGTGAAATCGCAAAAGGGGCTAGTCGAAACCCTCCTCTAGTGCGCATTTGGTTGAATTCTGTTCTCCAAGCTCGCATTCTCTCCAAACGGTCCATGATAAATTTACGCTCGGGTGTCATGCGCTTACTGCGGTTTACAATGGCATCACCACTCGCAATAGTCGTGTCCACCAATTGCTCATAATCGTTGTCTGTCATTGAAGTGTACTCTCCAAGATTACCTGTTATAGCGTACCCATGTAAATCACGAACTTTATCATATTTTAACTCGAATTCACGAGTTGTAACATCTAACATGAAAAAGGCTTTAGGGTTTCTACTCTGGAATGCAGCATATCCTCCTTCAACGAACTCTATAACACAAGAAGCTACAACGTCCAATAACTCCAATGGACCTATTGTAGCTTCAATAACACGGGGTTCAAAAATCTTGTAACCTCCCAGTGTAAATGTGAGATTCGAAGCGTCACACATACCTGCACTAACGATATACGATATAAGTTTCTTACAATTGCGGGCTTGTGGCGAATCTATATATTGGTGCCAGTTACTAAGGCATTTGCGGATACTATCCAACCAATCAGTTTCGGTTTCGCCACTCTGTTCCACCATCCTCGTATATGTTTCAGCTATATTCTCATGCAACTGCTGCGTGTGACTGTTTCCTAACAAACCTCGGAAAGTGTCAACCACATGTCCAAACAACGATCTTTGAGAATGTGCCTGCAAATACATGACAATTGCAGCAACAATACCACTATTGTCTCTGGCGGAAGTAATGCAAGTTTTTAAAGATACTAAAAGCGTGATTTCACGCGCCACTAGGTCCGTATGACTCATAGCCAACGGGACCAATCGGATAAATCGCCAATAATGGCTAACGAAAGAATACAGTCGAGGAAGAAAGGCAATCACGGCGGCTGGTCCACAAATAGCGTATCCTACACAAATGGACAATACATCCTGCAGCCACCACAAACTACCAGTGCTTCCGGACTGGTATTTCATCTTGAGGGGTTTCGCTCCTTTAGAGCGCTTCGCCAGATCGTACGAAATCGAACGTCGGCTACCCTTGATATGCTTTTTAGCATGTTTCCTCCGATGGAGCTCCTTACCATTGTACCAAGCAGAATGTGTTGTTTCATTCCGCTCGTCCCTAGAAGGACACGGCACTTGCGTAACATAGCGATTATTGTAAACAGCGTAAATACGATCATAACACTTGTCACAAATCAAATCGTTCTTTATGTCAAAAGAACGCCTTGTATTACAAATACTGCATCTTTCAATCAACGTCCATTCGCTTGGAAGAAATTTATCATCCAAGCGTTCAATGTCCAAAGACCTGGTATACCCGAATCGCCAAAGTGTGGCGATATGCTGGTATATGTCAGTTACACCGTAACAAACTCTACGTAAAGGTTCCGCTGTCGGGCCAAAGAACCAGGTAGGTTTGCGTCTGATTTGTGTACCTTCTGTACACATCCGTTGTATGTGGGGGCCGTCCGGCGGATCTCCCCCCTCGCTGTTTTGTCGTCTCGCGCCTACGACACTGTTCAATTCCGGCAATTCTCTCTTTGATGTTAACGGGCCTCTCGCACTAAATTTTGATTTTGTGTTTGAAAAAGTAAAAGGGTTGGTAAGCGCTTTGTTTTATTCATCGTCACGCGACTGCTCAATCGGCATGCGATATATCCAATTTAAGGGGTTTGGCTGGTTAAGCGACCCCAATCCCTAAATAGGGATATAGGTAACGAATGAAGCCTCACGCACAACAAGTCTGGATCTTTGCTGTACGTTGGTATCCATACATTCGCCCTCCGTTTCAACTTTGGCTTCTGCCTGCCCCGATGGAGTTCGGGGATCGAGTGATACTAGTCACCCATTTCAATGCCAGCAATTCATCAATCATAAGTGTTTTATTGACGGAGACACTAAACTCCCGTGGTTAATAACCGAAATAAAGCAAAATCGATAACATATAATGTTACAAAAGTAACAAGCGCAACACATATACTGCGCACAATAATAGATTGTCATTTAAATTTATAAGGGAGCATTGACACACACTCCATTGCGATTATTTAGTCAAAAGGTTATCACCCTTTCCGCACAAGGCGGCTAATATCATATCTATCTAGAAAAGATCAATTAGAGACAAAATGAACACCGATAAAACTGGTGTTTGCGCGGCTCTAGAAACCGCGCGCGTGAGTTAGTTTAACTCTCACATACTTAAACTAAAAATGATGCATTCGATAACTTGTGC